GACACTGTGTCAAATAAAAAAGGGTGCACATTTATTCCATCATTACTCACATTCTCTTCTATTTTCATTTCTTCTTACAACGAGACACTTTAATGGATGACCTTTCCGATCTCTTTCTCAATCATTCTGCACGCGCTTTTCTTAATCCCTTTACTTTCGCATCTATCTTTGAGGAATGTTATGAGTATGCGCTTCCTATGCGGCAGAGCTTCTACCATGAGGTAGCTGGGCAGAGGCGTGATGATAAGATCTTTGATGAAACGGCTGTTGTCGGTGTGCAGGAGTTTGCATCTAGGTTGCAGTCGGGGCTTGTGCCAAACTTCGCACGCTGGGCTGATTTTATTTCTGGATCTGAAATCCCACCAGAGCAACAAGACGATGTTAATAACAGCCTTGATGAAGTAACCGACCATGTTTTTGAAATTATCCAAGGTTCTAATTTTGGGCAGGAAGTCCATGAAAGCTTCATGGATCTTGCTGTTGGCACAGGTGTCCTTCTTGTCGAAGAAGGTGATGCCATTAACCCTGTTCGCTTTAATGCTATTCCCCTTCCAAGTGTGTATTTGGATACTGGCCCAGATGATAGCATTGACCACGTTTATAGAGAGAGGTCTCTCAAAGGCATCGAAATCCGTGTGGCGTATCCAAAAGGCGTTGTCGGAGAAAAGACATTAAGATCGATCGAAACAGAGCCAGAGAAAAGCATTAAGATTGTTGAGATTGTCTGTCGTAATTACAGTGAGTTAAACCAAGAGCGTTTTGATTATTTTGTAATTAATTGCGATGACAAAGAAGTAATCTACTATGAATTGTTTGAAGGCTCTGGCTCAAACCCCTTTGTGTGTTTCCGCTGGTCTAAAGCCTCTGGTGAGATTTATGGCAGGGGGCCTTTGATCAACGCCCTTAGTGCAATCAAGACAACCAACTTAACAATTGAGTTGGTGCTGGAAAATGCACAGATGGCTATCTCTGGTGTGTACCAGATGGATGATGATGGCATCATTAATACAGATACAATCAACTTAGTGCCTGGAACCATTATCCCAAAAGCAATGGGGTCAGCAGGACTGCAACCAATCAAGAATGCGGGTAACTTCGATGTTGCCAATCTTGTGCTTGGCGATATGAGAAACAATATCAAACGCGCTCTTTATAACGATATGCTTGGAGACCCTAACAGAACGCCAGCATCAGCAACGGAAGTTGCAGAACGCATGGCTGATCTATCCAGACGGATTGGATCGGCATTCGGTCGGCTGCAAGCAGAAATGGTGCAGCCTGTTTTGCAAAGGGTAGTCTACATCCTCAAGAAGCAAGGCCGCATTGAGATGCCAGCCATCAATGGTCGTGAGGTTAAGGTACGTTCTGTATCCCCGCTAGCACAAGCACAGGCAAACCAAGACATCAGTGCGGTAGCACGATATCTGCAAATGGTTGGGGGAACCTTTGGGCCGGAGGTGTTAAACATTCTTATCAACTCAGAGGATGTCGCTCTTTATCTTGCGAAGAAGTTTGGTGTTCCAGACACCTTGGTAAGAGACAGTGTTGAGCGCGAACAATTACTGCAAGCAGCGCAGCAATTTTCACAAGCACAACAAGAGGGTCGATTACCAGATGCAGAAACACTTAGGGCTGGATAACTTTGTTCGCAGCAAAGCAGATGATCAGAAGATATCCAAGGACATCCAAGCACTTTTCAAAACACCTAATGGCAAGCAGGTTCTACAGTATTTGCGTTCGATAACCATTGAATCCGTTCAAGGCCCGAATGCATCTGACGCTGAGTTGCGTCATCTTGAGGGCCAGCGTTACCTCGTTGGCCTTATAACGCGCCGTATTAACCATGCAGAAAAGGTATTAAAAGATGAATGATGTAGCAGATAATGTGGAAGTAGCTGCCGAACCAGCAACCGAAGCACCTGTGTTAGACAGACCAGAGTGGTTGCCCGAAAAGTTTGAAACGCCAGAAGCCATGGCAACATCCTATGGTGAGTTGGAAAGCAAGCTTGGGCAAGACAGAGAGGGTATAAAGAACCAGCTTATGCAGGAGTTGGAAAGCGAAGCACTAGCAAACCGACCCGACAGCGTAGGTGAATACAAAATACCAGAAGGTGTTGATGATGGCCTTGCTGTTGATAATGATCTGTTCCAGTGGTGGGCCAACCACTCATATGAAAACGGATATAATCAGGAAGAGTTTGAAGATGGCATTGCTAAATACGCTGAGTTTATTCAAAGCACACAGCCTGATTTAGAAGCAGAGCGTGTTGCGCTTGGTGAGAATGCATCTGTTCGCATTGAAGCTGCTAATCAATGGGCTAATGGATTTTTCCCAGCAGAATTACACGATGCGTTTTTAATGATGGGTCAGACAGCCACAGGCATCAAAGCACTTGAATACATGCAGTCGCAGGTTAAACAACCAACGATGAATAACAACAGTCAACCATCACAAGGCGTAACTATTGAGAAGTTAAGAGCCATGCAGATGGACCCGAAATATCATGATCCAGTTAGGAGAGATCCATCTTTTGTTAAAGAAGTCGATGAAGGTTTCGCCAGACTTTTCCCGACCTGATGTTCTTTACGATAAGGATGATGTGCAGATTATAAAAGCAACCTCTGAGCATGCTGCGTATCTGCAAGATCATTTAAGAACAACGGACGTTAGAGAGTGCATGATACATGGTGCAACGCCTTGGAGGGCGTTGCATGCACCTTTAAGCATGCGCGGTGCACAGACATGGACAGGTATTTACAAAGGCGTTCCTGTCTGCATGTTTGGCATTACACCAGTTGTTGATGACGCAGATATGAAGACTGGCTTAATATGGATGCTTGGCACTGATGTTATCACAACCGAGTATCGCAAGTTCTTGCGACTGTCTATTGCCGTTACAGACTACCTTGTTGAAGGCTACGACCTTGTTGAGAACGTAGTGCCAATAGATCATCACAAAACAATCATGTGGCTGTCGTGGCTTGGGTTTGTTTTTGGTGACATGCCAACCACTGTAAATGGATTTGAGTGTGTCCGTTTTGTGCGTTGCGCCCCTCATGGAGAAGTGACATTTCAATAACACGGCCTGTTTTTAACTGACAGCCCCGCACGGGATAACTGGATGATGCGCAAAACGGACAACCGATTGAAACTGTAACTTTGTTAAGAGGACTGACAAATGGCGAATAGCATTGATACCGCCTTTATTAAACAGTTCGAGTCCGAAGTTCACATGGCCTATCAGCGCATGGGGTCTAAACTCCGTGGCACTGTGCGTACGGCTGGCAATGTGGCTGGAAGCGTTGTTCGTTTCCAGAAGATCGGTACTGGTTCTGCATCAACCAAATCAAGAAATGGTTCCATTACTCCTATGGAGCTAACACACACAACCGTTGAAGCGACAATGGCTGACCACTATGCGGCAGAGTACATTGATAAGTTAGACGAGTTGAAGACAAACATTGATGAGCGTCAGGCTGTGGCAACATCTGCTGCGGCTGCACTTGGTCGAAAGACTGACGAGATTCTCTACACAGCAATGGATGCCGGTGCAAATAGCACACAGATCCATGACACAAGCTCTGCTCTGGAAAAGGCCGATCTGCTGTCTTTGTTTGAAACCTTTGGCTCGGCAAATCTTCCAGAGGACGGTAACCGTTATCTGGCAATGCATCCGAAAGGATACGCTGATCTTTTCCTTATCAACGAGTTTGCATCTAGCGACTTTGTTGGTGAGCAAAATCTGCCATATGCAGGTGGTATGACAATGAAAGAGTTTCTTGGATTCAAGATCTTTTCAACGTCTGCAATCACTGCTGGAAAGAACATGGCTTACCATACATCTGCGATTGGCCTTGGCGTAAATGCTGATGTCTCTACAGAGGTAAACTATGTTCCAGAAAAGGCTTCACACCTTGCAACTTCAATGATGTCCATGGGCGCAGTAGTTATCGATGACAACGGTATCTACGAAGTCTTGGACAACAACTAAGAGGAGGATTAGGAAATGGCTTATTCTGCATCTGGTCTTACTCGCATGGCATGTGGCGGCGGTCATAATGTTTGGTATTATGATTCTGCTGATGCTCTGAGTGCAGTACGCGCATCAGGTTACTTTAATGACGCAGCTACCATGATGAATGTTGGCGATGTTGTTTTTGTATATGACAATGATGCCCCGACTATGGGCATCTCTGTTGTGCTTTCAAACACTGGTTCTGTTGTAGATATTGCTGATGGCACTGCTCTCACAATGACTGACAGCGACTAAAGGAGAAGAGGGGGTGTCCCTGACGTTCGCCCCCTCTTACCATTCATGCCATCAGTTGCTAACTCAGACATAGATATTGCGGCTCGCGCTCTGATACTTATCGGTGCGGACCCAATAACTTCTTTTACAGAAACCTCTACTGAAGCACTTGTTGCTTCAAATATTTATGAGGATGTTGTGCAAGCTGCATTGTGTGCAAGCAGGTGGCGGTTTGCATCCAATCAAGCTGAACTGAATAGATTGTCTGATACACCAACAGGCAGGTATGACTTTGCCTATCAATTGCCATCAGACATGCTGATGCTGCATGCCTTAACCGTAAATGACAATCTGATTGAATATAACATCTACGGTGATCTGGCTTACGCAAACACATCAACCACTGACACAGTGATTGCTGATTACTCATTCCGTGTAGGTGAGGAAAAGTTCCCAAGCTATTTCACGCTTGGCGTTGAATATTCTCTTGCCACCTCGTTTGCTGTTTCAATTGCAAGAGATGAACAGCTTGCATCATTGATGGAGAACAAGGCAAGGCTGGCAATGCAGCAAGCCAAAACACTTGATAGCCAGCAGCAGACAACACGAAAACTTGTAACATCGAGGTTTATTTCCGAAAGGCGCAGTTGATGGCGAGACTTAAAATACCGCTTAATAACTTTGCTTTCGGGGAGATTAGTCCGTCATTGACCTCACGCACGGACACGCCTGTTTATATTTCCGCAGCCGAAACTGTGCAGAACTTTTTCATCCGTTCAGAGGGCGGTGTGATAAGCAGACCTGGCACGCAAAGAGTTTATAATTTCACACATACCTTTGATGCCAGTCTTACACAGCAGGTTCGTTTGGAGCCTTTTGTTTTTTCAGATGATGAGAAATATATTATTGCCTTTTCGACAGGCAAGATTGAGTGCTTCTTTATCAATCCCTCAACTGGCGCAATCACTCTTGCTGCTACTGTTACACAAGATACAGATGGCAATGCCATTCCTATTAGCAACACCAACCTTGTGCAGTTTACTTACGCTCAAAAGGGCGACTTCATGTTTGTCTGCCACACAGACTTTCTCTGTCGGCAGCTTGTAAGAACTGGCCTCACATCATTTGAAGTGCGTGTTTACGAATTTCAGACATCATTAGATGGCAACAATGTGTTCCATCCATATTACCATTTCCAAGGTAGCGGCGTTACGATTTCTTCTGACAGCTTTAGTTCGGGGGCAGGTCGCACACTGACAACAAGCGCGGCATATTTTAATTCCAATCATGTTGGCGTGCGTTTGTTGATTGGTGAAACAGAAGCATTGATAACTGGCTTTACAAACACAACAACAGTTACCGCAACACTCAAAGGTGATCTGTCTACACAGCTTGATCCAGACGCAATAGAAACAAAAGAAGATTCAGACAAGATAGAAATAACCCACGCGCTTCACGGCTTGGCTTCTGGTGCTGCTATTACGATTGCTGATGCTGGCGGTCTTGGCGGCATTACAGCAAGTAACATCAATGGATCACGCACCATATCCAAGATCATTGATGAAAACAGATATGAGGTTACGGCAGGGGCTGCGGCTACTAGCGGTGCAGTTGGCGGTGGCTCTCCTGTTATCAAGAGCGCGGCTGCAACATCAGAATGGTTCGAGCAATCATACAGTCCATTGCGCGGGTTCCCGCAAGCAATCACTTTCCATGAGGATAGATTGTGGTTTGCTGGCACGCCAAGCCAACCAGACGGGCTTTGGGGTTCCAAGACAGGCAATTATTTCAACTTTGATATAGGTGATGGCAATG